ACAACGCGAGGAGGTAGGAGGCTCCGCGCGGAGCGCTGCCCGGCAGCGTCAGAATGCCGGAATTTCGTTCTCGAACCGTTAACGCTCGCCGCTGCCTACAGCCACGCCACCAATACAACCGCCAGCACCACGGCCACGCCGATGGCCACCGACACCCCAACCAACTGCAGATCCGACACCAGATCCTCCTCTAAACAACGCGGGATCTTCGCAACAGCGCGGCCGATGCTGGCTTCACCGTCGCGTGTAGCCCCGAAAAGCGGCCTCGGAGTCGCACAAATTCAGCACCGACCCCCTCCGCCGCCTCGCCGAGGCAGAAATAATCGTATCAAATAGTAGACGCCGGTGCGTCTCGCCGGGCCGAGGTGTCCGGATGAATCGGATTCATGCACTCGCGCCCGGTTCGGTAGCTCCAGCCGCAGCGGCAGTCAGTGAAACACTGGCATCCCTCTCGCTGCGGCCGATCGCACACGGGGCAGATCGTGTCAGCGAACAAGACGATGCGGTCGAATGTTGAGACGCAGCGCAGCGGATAGCGTTTCATAGCTCCTCCCCGGCAAGATTCTTCGTTGGGAACAAGCTCGCGCCATCCGCGGAGGCGGGGAAGGGCGTCGACGTGCCGCCGAGTTGAGTTTCGATTGAGAGTTGCCTACTCGCCACCATAGCGGTCAGCCGTTCCCGTTTTCGTGAGCTTCTGTCTGAAAAAACCGCCTTTGCTGGCCGCCAGAACGGTTTACATTCTCGGAAACGTTTGGAAACCGAAGTTGAAAACCACGCATAGCTAGGTGGAAGATGGCTCCGAGCACCCGACGGATTGCCTATTTTCGCGTATCTGACCAGAAACAGGGCCGCAGTGGCCTTGGTCTCGAGGCGCAACAGGCTGCGGTCGTCCAGTTTCTAGAGCAAAATGGCGGTCGGCTGCTGTCCACCTACAGGGAGGTGGAGCATGGCGATGACGCCGAGCGTCCGGCGCTGGTTCGCGCGATAAAAGACTGTCGGCTACGTAAGGCGGTGCTTCTGGTCGCCAAAACCGACCGCCTGAGCCGCGATATCCACTTCCTGACCGGCCTGCAGAAGGCAGGCATCAAGTTCCGCGCTGCTGACATGCCGGACGCGAATGAGCTGGTCGTTCATATACTCATTGCGGTCGCCCAACACGAGTTGAAGACAATACGCGCACGCACCAAGGCCGCGTTAGCGGCTGCAAAGGCCCGTGGGACGCGCCTCGGGAATCCGCGTGGCCTGCCCCCGAGGCGCAGGCGAAGGGCTCCAGCGCCGCGCTTAAGGCCAAGCGGGCACGCATTGCCGAGCGCCTGGAACTACTGCGCCCGCAGATCGAGGACATCCAGGCCGCTGGGCACACAACGCTGACGGCGATCGCTGCTGAACTGGATGAGCGCGAGATCGAGGCGCCGCGCGGTGGCCGCTGGGCTCCGGCTCAGGTATGGAGGCTGCTAGGCCAGATCGGCGCGCTGTCTTGAAGATTTCGTTGTCAAAACTGTAGCTTAGCCCATATGCTCCGTCCGTAACGGTCGCCGCGAGACGGCCGAGATCGAGCGGACGGATTGGGCTATGACTTTTAAACCGGGGCACGAACGGATTGGTGGCAGGCAGAAGGGTACGCCGAACAAAGCAACTCTAGAACGCCAGCAGGCGCTTCAGCAGGCTTTGGAGGCCGGCCAGAGCTTGTTGCCTCCGGACATCGCCACGCTAACGCCGTTGGCTGTGTTGCTGTTGGCGATGCGGCATTCCTGGCATGCGAAGGCGTATGGAATGGCGGTCAAAATCGCCGAAATTGCTGCGCCTTACTGCCATCCGAGGCTTGCTAGCGCTGATTTGCGTGTTGTTGAGAGCCTGGCCAGCAAGTCAGATGACGAAATTGAGGCCGAGCTTCGCGAACTCCGTGCCAAGGCTGCGGTCGACGCCGAGGTGGTGCATTGAGCGCTTCCCGGCAAGCGGAGCTGGCGCGAGAGGCGGAGAAATGGCGCCGAAAGTGCCGGAGGGGCTTCGAGCCTTGGTGCATCGAGGCGCTGGCCCCATACGGTCATCGTCCGGCGGCGCATCATCGACTGATGATCCGGGAACTGGAGGCCGTAGCGCGCGGCGAAGTGGACCGGTTGATGCTTTTCCTGCCGCCGGGTAGCGCAAAGACAACTTATGCTTCCGTCTTGTTTCCCCCTTGGTTCATGGCGCAGTCGCCAACGCCGGTGGATGTTATCGGCGCGTCGCATGGTGCGGTGTTCGCCGAGGATTTGTCGGGTTTGGTCATCAAGACCGTCCAGCAGAACGCCGACATCCTGGGCTTCGGCATGGAATCGGAGCGCAAGGAGCTCTGGCGCACGACGAAAGGCGACGTATACCGCGCAGCCGGCGCCGGCGGATCGATAACGGGCCGCAGGGCCGATTTGTTCTTGATCGACGACCCGATCCGTGGTCGTGAGGATGCGGACAGCCAGCCGATTAGGGACAAGACTTGGAGCTGGTTCCAGGCAGAGGTTTTGACCCGGCTCAAGCCCGGCGCGCGGATCATCCTGATCCAAACCCGCTGGCATGAGGATGACCTTGCCGGCCGACTGCTCGAGGAGATGGCTGCTGGTGCGGACCAGTGGCGGATCGTTTCGCTACCGGCTCTCGCCGAGGCGGACGATCCGATGGGTCGCGAGATCGGTGCGCCGCTGTGGCCGGAATGGGAAGGCACAGCCGCACTAGAGCGCAAGCGCATTGCGGTTGGGGAGCGTGAGTGGGCGGCTCTGTATCAGCAGCGTCCGCGGCCGACGGAAGGGGCGCTGTTCAAGGTCTCTGCTATCGCGATCATCGATGCTGAGCCGGCTGGCTGCAAGTGGGTGCGAGGCTGGGATCTGGCGGCGACCGCCAGCGTTGGCACTCGTAGTGCCGACTACACGGCTGGCGTGCGGTTGGGTCGGATGCCGGATGGTCGGTTCGTTATCGCGGATGTCGTTCGCGATCGTGTTGATCCGGCGGGCGTAGAGCAGCTTGTTCGTGCGACGGCGTCTCGGGACGGCAAGGGCGTTCGGATTTCGATTCCGCAGGATCCAGGTGGCGCAGGTAAGGCGTGGTCTAGGGGGCTCACCAGCGGCTTGGCGGGGTTCGATGTGCATGTCAGCAGGGAATCGGGTGACAAGGCCACCAGGGCGGCTGCCGTGGCTTCCCAGGCCAATGTTGGGAACCTGTTGCTGGTTCGTGGGTCGTGGAACCGCGCCACGCTCGATGAGCTAAGCGGGTTTCCGAGCGCGAGCCACGACGACGTGGTCGACGCTCTATCGAGGGCGTTCAATCTGCTGGCGGCTGTTCCGTCGCGGTCGTCGTATCCGAAGCCGCTGGTTCTTTCGAACGGTCCGCGGATGTTTCCAGGTTGGGCGCCGACTGCCAATCCGGTGTTGGGCAATGGTGGCGAATATAGCGGCCAAGGCGGCAAGGGTGCGGGGTGGTCGTCGTGGTAGATTTGGCGGCCGCTGAGATGCGCGCGTTTGAGCGTGTCCGGGCTGGTGTTGCCAGCGTTGAGGATCGCGAGCTTGTCGACGCTGTTCTGGAGCGTGGCAAGCAGTCGCCTGTGCAGGTGCTGATTACGCATCTCGAGGCTTGCAAGGCTCGGATTGAGGAACTGGTTGAGAATTTGGCGAGGGAGCGTTCGCAGGAACGGCGGCTGGAGGAGCAGATTCGGCGGGAGCTGAATCCGCCTCGGGTTGTTCCTGTAGGTCATCCGGCTGGATGGACGCGCTTCAGGACGCGGTTTCGGTCGGTAAGCTGCACCACGCTGCGCCGCGGTTGACGGAGTTGTCGCAGTTGGCGAAGCATGCTGAGCAGGAAAGCTGGGCGTTGCGTGAAGCGATTCGAGTTCTCGAAGCTCGCGAGGCTGCTGCGCTGCAGGCTGAGGCGGCGTGATGGCTGACGACCTGGAGCGCCTGCGGGCGTTGCTGGCGGAGGCCGAGGAGCGCGTTTCTGGCATACGCTTGGCCGAGCAGGTTTTGAATGATGCGGGCTTCGCGGGTGATCGTGCGGCGGGTGTGCGGGCGCAGGAGATTGGTTCGATTCTCACGCTAGTGGCTCGGGAGGTTCGTGGGTTGAGGGCGGCTGTTTACGAGCTGGAGCGCCGTCAGGCTCGAGCGCTGGCGGCTGACTGATGCGAGCCGGGATCGAACCTCGCAAGGCGCAGCGCGAGGCGGCGAAGATCGAGCGCAAGCAGGCTGCAGCGCGGAAGGCTGCGACGAAGAAGGCAGCGAAGGCGAAAGGCAAGGTGTCAGCGTCGTGATCTTTGAGCGCCGGAATGGTCGCGGTCGGGTGCGGCGGATGGCGCGGAAGTGGCGGAAGCTGTTGGCCAGCGTGTCGTTCGGGAAGAAGCCCTCGCCGCAGCCGCCGCCGCGGGGCCCTGGGCCGTTTGATCGCCTTGGGCGGGTCCTTGTGGCCTGGGCGACGGCACCCGGCTGTAGCGCGTCCGGAGAGGCTGTGGTGGCATGACATATGATGACCGACGCGACGCACTACTTGCAGAGTTCCGGCGCCTTACGGCGGCGCGCAACAGGATTCGGGATGCGCAAAGTCGGCTTAACGATGAGATTGCGGCGCTTAATCGCGACGGCTTGGTTCTGGAGGCCGAGATTGAGCGATTGGGCGCGGAAACCGACGGTTTTCTCCAAGATGTAGCGATTCGGCGCGGGCTTCAATGAGCGACGACTTGCGCGGGCGGTATCAGCAGCTCGTCAAACTGGAGATGGATTTATTGCAGCAAATAAATTTGCGCAGAGTTACGCTGCATCGTCGCAAGAAAACGCAGAGGGAGATCGAGGCTATTACGGGGGCCTATAGTTGTCTTATGTCCTGATCCTTGCCGCGCTCGTTGCGGTAGCGTCTATCGAGATCGCGTGGTTCAATTGGTGACTAAGCCGCCTCGCACTGGAGCTTGGCTGCGCGAGATTGCGGCGGACGAACGGACGCCTGGGAACATCCGGGCGATCGCGG